ATTCACCAGAAACAACAGAAGGACAATTTTACTCGGGCCTCGAAGCACGGCTCATGGACCCCAACACACCAGAAGTTTTTGACGATCCAATATCGTTAATGGCTTTTCTACAACAAAAAAATATATCAAAAGTAGAATTAGAAGATAACTTACTAACGCCGTATTTAAAAGAAATGGCAGGTCAGCCTATTCCAAAAGCTGAGCTATTAGATATAATTCGTAAAGCACCTCTTCGAAAAATCAAATCATCCACGTATGGATTTAGATCTGACGTTTTAGATGGTGAAAACAAAAGAGCATTCTATGGTAATCAATACTTGTACAATAAACAAGGTGCCCCAAAAGGAACTCTAGAGAATACATACAGAGAAAGAGTATTAACTTTAGCCCCAGAAAATATACCACAAGACGTAGGCACGATACCTGCAACAGCTCACGATTTTCCTGATAAGTATGTTATTGGTTGGACGAGAGAGTTTGATATTGAGCTACCAAAAAAGATTTCGCAAGCAGAAGCAAAAGCAGCAGCTGGTCAAGGCATTAAAGGACTAGCAACAGCTAATAGAAAAACAATAGAAAAAAATCAAGAAAAGCTAAATAGACAGCTTCGTGGTTTATATGCTTCGGCATATGAAAAAATTAGAAGAGAATTTGGTGGACCACCAAGTGAAACGATGAATCCAGCTGATATAGCACAAAGTGTTAACATGCGTGAAAGTGCTTTAGAGAATTTAGATCCAGCTTTAAATCGTCAAATAAAACAATTTAGAAGTAAACTACAAAGCGATATTAACAAATTAAGAGAGTTTGAAAAAGTTGGTAAGGAAAAATTTACATTTGTCGATGAAATACAATCTGATCTTCTACAGCAATCACAAAAACTGAAAGAAAGAATACTAGAAGATTTTGGTGACTCATTAAAAAACATTAAAACAAAATCAGACGCAAGAAGTTTTATTGCTGCTGGTGGTAGAGGCGGTCAGGCAGACAGAGAGGTAGCTGCTTTATTTGCAAGGCATGGCGATGTGTTTAGACCGATCTTTCGTACAGAACAAGAGATGAGTAAGTTTATGAAAAGATTTGATGAAAACCAAAGAGCTTTTGAACAGCTAGCGTCTGAGGGTATAAGACCTAGCAAAGAGACTATACAAAAAGCGCAAGAGGCTGAAATGCTTGAAACAGCAATGATGGAAAATCTTGAAACACAATTAAGTGAAGCTGTTCTTAAAAAATTATTTCCAAACCTACCACTTAAAAATAGACAAGAGTGGGGTGAGATTATGTTAAAAAGAGCATTCTCTGACGGTTCAAAAAGATTGTTTGAAGAAGGTGATCCTAGTGCACCAATAGGTTTAATTATTAATACAGGCAGAAATAACAGAAATAAGTACAGTCAAACAGGCGGTACGGACACACCTTATGCTGAAAGAACAAAGGATATGAAGGGTATAGGTATGGAGGAGTTTTATGGTGGTCCAGATGCAAAAACACCAGATGGTAAACACTTTACATCACCAGTAGAAAAAAGTTTAAAAAGAATTGCTGCTGAAAATAACACGAAGCTTGAGACTGTTGAAATAGATGGTATGAAGCATTATAAATTGTTATTTACTCCAGAAGGTACGCAGCCGCATAAAACTCATAGAAAAAAAGGTGGACTTGTGTATAATCAGGAGATCATAGATATATTTGAGGAAGCATAATGGTAGTTGACAGAAGATTGAATCCAAATCCTGACCCAGAAGAGATAATGCAAGAACAAGTCTTAGAGCTTGAAAATGCAGAAAAATTCACACCAGATGTAGAAATACTTGAAGATGGTAGTGCAATAGTTGGAGAGCAGGAAAGAGAAATAGACAATAGTTTTACAGGTAATTTAGCAGAATCTTTAGATGATGATATTTTACAAAGTATTGCTACAGAATTAGTTGAAGCTTATGAAGAGGATAAAGACTCTCGAAAAGATTGGGAAGACTCATATAGAAAAGGTTTAGATTTACTTGGCTTGAAGTATGATGAACGTTCACAACCGTTTCAGGGTGCAAGTGGTGTTACTCATCCTATGTTATCTGAATCTGTTACACAGTTTCAAGCACAAGCTTATAAAGAATTACTTCCAAGTGGTGGCCCAGTTAATACACAAATACTTGGCAAGATAACTCAACAAAAAGAAGAACAAGCTCAACGTATTAAAGAATTTATGAATTATCAGATTCTTCATGTCATGGAAGAATATGATCCAGAACTTGATCAAATGTTATTTTACTTACCGTTATCAGGTTCAGCATTTAAGAAAATTTATTATGATGAAAGCTTAGAAAGAGCTGTATCTAAATTTGTTTCGTCTGATGATTTATATGTTTCGTACATGGCAACTGATTTGTTTTCATGTGAAAGAATTACTCACACTATTAAAAAAAGTGAGAATGAGATTAGAAAATTACAAGTCTCAGGTTTTTACCGTGATATAGATATCCAACCTTACAACGACACAGATGCTACTAAAGCAAAAGAAGACAAAATATCTGGTATAACAAAATCATACAGACAAGATGAGTATCAACTATTAGAGGTACATACAGATTTAAATATTGAAGGCGTTGATTCTGACGATGGTATAAAAGTACCTTACATTGTTACAATTGATGAGGGATCAGGTGAAGTATTATCTATTTACAGAAACTATGATGAAGAGGACCCTAAGAAAAAGAAAAAACAATATTTTACACATTACAAGTTTTTACCTGGTTTAGGTTTTTATGGATTAGGTTTAGTTCACATGCTTGGTGGTTTATCAAGAACGGCCACATCTGCACTAAGACAATTAATTGATGCAGGAACGTTATCAAACTTACCTGCAGGATTTAAAGCAAGAGGGTTACGTATTCGTGATGATGATAATCCAATACAACCTGGTGAGTTTAGAGACGTAGATGCACCGAGTGGTGATTTACGTGCAGGCTTATTACCATTACCTTACAAAGGTGCAGATCCTACTTTGTTTCAATTGCTTGGTTTCGTTGTAGAAGCAGGAACAAGATTTGCAGCAGTAGCTGATCAAAAAATTGGTGACACGGTTGCAGCTAATGCTCCTGTTGGTACGACTATGGCTCTTATTGAAAGAGGTATGCGTGTTATGTCTGCAATTCATAAAAGATTGCACTACGCACAAAAGATTGAATTTAATTTATTAGCAAAAATATTTGCTGAATCTTTACCAGAGAGATATCCTTATGAACTACCGAGTAATGCTATACCTAGTATTAAGGTTCAAGATTTTAGTGACGAAATAGATATTATACCTGTTTCAGATCCTAATATATTTTCTATGGCTCAGCGTGTAACGCTAGCACAAACTCAATTACAACTTGCTCAAGCAGCACCGCAGATGCATAACATGTATGAGGCATACAGACGTATGTATCAAGCACTGAATGTGAAAGATATTGATACAATTTTACCTGCACCGCAAACTCCAAAACCAATTGATGCTGGAATAGAGAATGCTGGTTTACTTATGGGTAAACCACTTATTGCTTTCAAAGGGCAAAATCATGATGCTCACATAGAAGCACACAAAGCATTTTTTAATCTTGCTTCTGTAAAAAATAATCCTCAAGCATTGATGACATTAGAGGCTCACATTATGGAACATGTTGCTATGCGTGCAAGAGAGCAGATAGAACAAGAACAAGCACCATTAATTCAAGAAAGAGCGCAAGAAGCAGGTGGTCAACTTTCTCCTGAAGAGCAAATGCAGATACAACAAGAGATGGAAACAGCTGTTGCAGTAAGAATTGCAGAAGATACTGCCGAAATGGTAGCTGATGAACAAGAATTTTTAGATTCACAAGGTTCAGACCCACTAATTGACCTTAAACAGCAAGAAATTAACCTTAGAGCACAAGATTTAGAGCGTAAATCTATGGTTGATCAGTCAAAATTAGGTTTAGAACAGCAAAAATTAGCTCAAAGTGCAAAAATTTCACAAGATAAAATAGATTCCAATGAAGATATTGCACAACTTCGTGCAAATGTTAATCTTGATAAGCAAAATAAGTAAAAAATGGAAAAAGCAGAAGAAAAACTTGCAGATTTTTATGATAAGCTAATGCATATAGCAAAAAATACTTCAAAAAGTGATGAAGATAGTATACTTTTAGCTGGTGCTATGATGGCTGTATCTAGAGTTTTATTTTACGACCATCTTAATACAAAAGAGGCTAAAGATTTGACTGATCGTGGTGGTTATGATCTTATTGAATTAATAAAGCCCACGATACACTAGGAGTTTATATGTCAGATTCAAAACCATCACCGACCCTTGAAGGTGGTAAAGTAAAAAACGTCAAAGACGCTACAGAAGAGAGTCAGATCGAAAAAACTGAAAACGCTATTAAAAGTTTAACACAGCTTAGAAGAGAAATTCTTTCAGGTGAAATAAATATGCCTACTGCGGGTATAACTGGTGGACTGCGAGCAATATATAAATTAGCTACGGAAATGACTCCTGGTAAAAGACTTAATATGGATGATATTAAAAGAGCAGCAAACCAATTAAAAAACAAAAAAATTCTTGAAAGAGCTGAAGCTAAAGTAGGCGATAAAGGAATGAAAAGAGGTGGACTTGTAAGCAAAAACAAAAAACCATCTAAATCAGGAAGACTAGCTAAACGTGGATATGGAGCAGCGAGAAAATAATGGCTCTTCGTAAACAAAATCCGCAAATACAATTACTAAAAAAAATACTTAGTGGTAGTAAAAACAAAAAATCTAAAATTAAACTTACACCAGCATTAATGGCAAAACTTATGAGAAAGGAAGGGCAGAACGTTATGAGAGTAAAAAAAGGTGGACTGGCTGAAGCAACAGCTAAGTTAAAAGCACAGGGCTTAAAAAAAGGTGGCTCTGCTCGTAAAAAGTTTCCTGATCTTTCAGGTGATGGTAAAGTTACAATGAAAGATGTACTTATGGGACGTGGTGTGATAAAAAAGAAAAAATCAAAAAAGAAGGGTAAAAAGAAATGAACTTTAAAAAAACAAAAGTAGAAGTGGTTAAACAAAAAAACCCTTTTCCAAATATAAAAGTTTCTTCTGATGCTGCTGTTGTGTACTCACCTTTTGTTGTTAAAGATAATAAAGGTAGTGGCCCAAAAGGTCAGACAAGCAAGGCTCAGATCAAAAAAGTTGATTTTAAGGGCGTAAAGTAATAAAACCCTATCAACAAAGGAGGTTTGTATGAAATTAGTACAAGATCTATGGGCACATTTAAAAGAGTGGTCCGACTGGAGTATGAAAGATTGGATTAAAGCTGGTATTGTAGCGATAATCGTTATCATTATTATAGGAGCAATATAGAATTTATGTGGCAACTACTTGCTAAACCTTTACTTGGCGTCGTCGCAGATGGCGTCAAGGGTTTTGTAGAAACGAAAAAAGCAAAACAAGAATTAAAATTAACTGAAATAAAAGCAACTCAGAAACTTAAAGAAGATCAAATTGCTGGTAAAGTTGCATGGGAGCAAAGCGCTGTCGATCAAATGAAAGGGTCGTGGAAAGATGAGGTAAGTCTTATTGTTCTACTTTTGCCTGCCGTTTTAGTCTTCACGCCTTTTCAAGAACATATACATCAAGGCTTTATTGCGTTACAGGATTTACCGTCGTATTATCATAATTTGTTATACATTGCAATTTCTGCAAGCTTTGGCATTAAGGCAGGATCTAGTGCAATAGGAATGTTTAAAAAGAAATGAAGAAGGCACAAAAGAAAAAAGTCACAAAAGTAATTAAAAGTTTAAAAAAGGCATCAAAGGCTCATGCTGGACAAGCTAAAACTTTGCAGGGTGTGATTAAGAAAAGGTATAAAATATCATGAGCTATGAACAATTATCTAAATCAGTAAAATTAAGTGAAGGTTTTAGAAACAAAATATATCAAGATACCGAAGGGTTCGATACCATCGGGTGGGGCCATAAAGTTGTCCCAGCAGATAATTTCGTTGCTGATAAAGAATACACCGAAGAAGAATTACAAGCAGTATTTGATAAGGATTTAAGTAGAGCCATAGCTCAAGCTAAACAATTGATGTCACAAAATAACATTGATGATTTACCAGAAACTGCTCAACACGTCTTATCGGAGATGTGCTTTCAACTTGGACAGTCAGGGGTGTCTAAGTTTAAAAATATGTGGAAAGCCCTGCAGGAAGCTAATTTTATAGGTGCAAGTTATGAGATGTTAGATTCAAGATGGAATAAACAAACTCCTAATCGTTGTAAAAAATTAGCGGACCTTATGAAATCATGCGGCTAGAAAACTTCTTCACAGCATATAAAAAAGATTTAATTGCTAGACAAGAGCAAGTAAAAGAGTCTATACTAAATGGGATGGCTAAAGATTGGTCAGATTATAGATATCTAACTGGTAAATTAGCTGCACTTAAACAAGAAGTTCAGGAACTCACGGACCTGCTTAAGAAAACGGAGCTAGATGATGACTAAACCTAAATTAATTGTTCCCAAACATGTGTGGGACGGCAAATCAGCAGAAAAAGACAAAAATGAATTAGAAAAAATACCAAATCCAGTAGGTTGGAGAATGGTTTTATTTCCACTTAAATTAAAAGAAAAGACAAAATCAGGTTTGATTTTGACAGATGAAACTATTGCTGAATCACAAGTAACAACAAATATTTGTAAGATTTTAAAGATGGGCGATCTTTGTTTTAAAGATGATACAAAGTTTCCCAGTGGCCCTTGGTGTAAAGAGGGTGATTGGGTCCTCATTACTAGATATGCAGGATCAAGAATCCGTATTGATGGTGGTGAGCTAAGGATAATTAATGACGATGAAATACTGGCTGTTGTTGATGATCCTCGAGATATTTTGCCAGCTAACATAATGTAACGTGGAGGAGACCATGCAACCAACAGTGCAATCAGAGCAAGACAAAATGGTCCCGATAGATACTTCGGGCGATGCTGTCGAGATTGAATTAAAAGAAGACGAAAAACAACAAGGAAGTTCAGAAGTAAAAGTAGAGGAACAAGCTCCTATTGTAGAAGAAACACAACCTCAAGAAGAGGATAAAGACAAACAACTAGAAGAATATTCTGATAATGTTAAAAGAAGAATTGACAAACTCACACGTAAAATGCGTGAGGCTGAAAGAAGGGAACAGGCTGCAATTGATTATGCAAAACAAGTCAAAGGCAAAATGGATTCTTTACAAACCAGTAATCAAAATCAATCTGAACTTTATTTAACAGAAAGAGAAAAATCTTTAACAAATCAAAAAGAGTTTGCAAAAAGAGCATTTGAAGCTGCTGTTAATGCACAGGATGTTGAAAAACAAGTGGCTGCTCAACAAGAAATTGCAAGATTAACCATTGAAGAGGAAAGATTAAAAGTATCAAAACAAAAGAATGAAGCAAAAAAAATAGAGGTTCAAAAGGTAGAAGAAGGAGGTAGTGTTGAACAGCAAATTAATCAGCAACCACAACAACAAGCCCCTGTCGATCCAAAAGCTGAGGCTTGGAAAGATAAAAATGACTGGTTTGGTACAAATAGAGCTATGACTTACATGGCTTATGATATACATGAGAACTTAATACAAGAAGGATTTGACCCGACGTCAGATGAGTACTATAATGAAGTCGATTCTAGAATTCGAAAAGAGTTTCCCCAACAGTTTTCAACTGGAGGGGATATTAACAAACCAAGGCAAAGGGTTGCTTCGGCTGTTAGAACATCGCCCTCTGGGCGCCGCACTGTGAAACTCACACCCTCACAAGTTGCTATTGCAAAAAAACTTGGTGTGCCACTTGAAGAGTACGCAAAACACGTGAAGGAAGGAGCGTAATATGAACGAAAAAATTAATAAAACCTCACGCAAGCTCGAAACCCGAGATAAACAAGCTCGACCTAGAGGATGGGTACCTCCGTCTAACTTGGATGCACCAGAACCACCTGAAGGTTTTCACCATAGGTGGGTTAGAAGTGAGTTTCGTGGTCAATCAGACGAAAAAAACGTCATGGGTAGATTACGTAGCGGATATGAATTAGTTATGGCTAGTGAATATCCAGATAGACTTGACTTACCACATGTAAGTGAGGGTAAGTATAAAGGTGTAATTGGAGTTGGAGGTTTGATACTGATGCGATGTCCTGAAGAAGTCAAGGAAGATAGGGATGCCTATTTTACTGGCAAAGCTCAAGACCAAACTAAATCAGTTGAAAACGATTTACATAAGGAAGAGCACCCAAGCATGCCAATCCATCAGGAAAGGCAGAGCAGAGTAACTTTTGGGGGCAAAAAGTCTAATGGTTAGATTAACTGTCTCTGAATTTAGATAGGAGACTAATATGGCAAATATTGATGCGCCATTCGGTTTACGTCCAATTGCAAAACTAGGTTCGGCACCTGGTGGTACAACTGGCACTACTAAATATAAAATTACTTCTGGCGCAAGCGCACTTTTTACAGGGGATCCAGTCAAGTTAAAAGCTGACGGTTCCATCGAAGTTAAAGGTGGCGTAGGTGCAATAACAGGGGCAATTAGTGGTGTTTTTATGGGTTGTTTCTACACAGATCCGACTACAAGCAAACCAACGTTCCGAAACAATTTTCCTGACGGGCTAGCAGCATCCGATGCTATAGCTTTTATATCAGATGATCCAGATCAACTGTATATTGCTCAACAGGATTCAGTCGGCAGCAACGTAGTTGCAGCAGACTTACACACAAACGCTAACATGGTCATGGCAGCGGGCAGCACCACTACGGGTATGTCGAAAGCTGAGATCGATTCAAGCACAGCAGCAACTGGAAATGCTACTCATATGTTAAAGTTAATGGACTTTTACGATACACCAAGTAATGACGCTACGGCGAATAACTCGGTTTTAGTTGTAAAGATCAATAACCACGAATTGGGTGCACATACAGGAACTGCAGGCGTATAAGGAGGACTAGACTATGGCTATTAATAGAGCACAACTGGCCAAAGAACTAGAACCTGGCTTAAACGCCTTGTTCGGTATGGAATATTCTCGTTACGAGAATGAACATGCAGAGATCTTTGACCAAGAAACAAGCGATAGAGCATTTGAAGAAGAAGTTATGCTTATGGGCTTCGGCGAAGCTGGTGTAAAACAAGAAGGTTCAGCTGTACAATTTGATACAGCAACTGAAAGTTTTACGGCTAGATATACTCACGAAACTATTGCACTTGCATTTAGTTTGACTGAGGAAGCTGTCGAAGACAATTTGTACGACACTTTATCTGCTCGTTACACTAGATCGTTAGCAAGATCCATGGCTTACACAAAACAAGTCAAGGCTACTAACGTACTTAACAATGCATTTACTACAGCTGGTGGTGATGGTGTTTCTTTAGTAAACACTGCACACCCAACAGCACTTGGTGGAAACTTTTCCAACAAGAGTGCAACAAATGCAGACTTAAACGAAACCTCATTAGAGCAAGCAATGATTGATATTGCAGGCTTTATCGATGAAAGAGGCCTTAAAATTGCAATGCAGGGAAGAAAATTAATCATTCCTGTAAATACACAATTTGTAGCTGATAGAGTTTTAAACTCTACTCTTAGAGTTGGTACTGCTGACAATGACATTAATGCGATGAGAAACATGGGTATGTTACCTGATGGATACGTGGTAAACCACTATCTATTAGATACTGATGCATTCTTTATCAAAACTGATGCTCCTAATGGATTCAAACACTTTGTAAGAGCACCACTTACTACTGGTATGGAAGGTGACTTTGACACTGGAAACATGAGATATAAAGCACGTGAAAGATACAGCTTTGGTTTCTCAGATCCAAGATGTGTATATGGATCAGAAGGTTCATAATATTTACTAAATCTTTCTTAGGAAAAAGGGCGCTTGTAAGAGCGCCTTTTTTATTTTATAGTATTCTTACCCAAGACTTAAAACGACAACTAAAAGGAGGTTGACATGGGAACAACTACATTTTCAGGACCAGTAAAAGCTGGTACCGTAAGAGAAGGAGCTAGTGCAAATACAGGATCTGTATTGATGGCTCAATCAGCAGTGATAGATATTATTGGTGCTACTAACACAACAGCTGTAGGTATTATTCCTGCCAACTCACAGATTGTGGATGTAATTTTAAATGTTACAACTGCATCTGATGATGGTGGAGCAGCAACTGTAAAAATTGGACACGTAGGTGATGATGACGAGTATCTTGCAGCTACAAACGTAAAAGCTGTAGGCACGACTAGAGGCACAATTGGTGCTGATGGTACTGATATTGGTACGTCTGATCAAACTGTAAATGCAATTTATACAGCAGCTAATGGTAATGGTGCTAATGGTGCAGCTACAGTAACTATTCTTTACATACAGAATAATAACTTAGCATAAGGAGTTTAAATGTACGCTATTAAAAACAAAGAGTTAACAGCTAGCGGACAAGTAACTACAAAAGTTGCTGCGGGCACTAATACACTTAGTGCTCCAGCTAGAGTGTTGCAACTTAGTATTAGATGTGGAAGCACTTTAGGAAGAGTGGACCTTAGAGACGACGGCCCTAGTGGCACTGTCAGATATACAGTTCCTACTCCTGCAATTGGTGCTGGTGAGGATGAAGTTATGACAATAAGTTTTCCAGATTTTGGAATAAGATTTCAAACGGACTTATATGTTTTCTTTAATCAAGCTACGCACGTTGAAGTACTTTATGCTTAGTCATGGCTAAGAAAAGGGACAAACAGCCACCAAAAACAAAAAAATATTTCCGCTCCACAAAATCTGGAGCGGGAATGACAAAAGCTGGGGTAGCAAAATATCGTCGTGATAATCCTGGCTCAAAATTAAAAACAGCAGTTACAGGTAAAGTTAAACCTGGGTCAAAATCTGCAAAGCGACGCAAATCATTCTGTGCTAGAAGTGCGGGACAAATGAAAAAGTTCCCAAAAGCTGCTGCAGATCCAAATTCAAGATTAAGACAAGCAAGAAGGAGATGGAAGTGTTAAGATTAGTTTTAATTTTATTATTTATTTCATCACAAGTTTTTGCAGAAACAAATACTGTAAGTTCTACTGTTGTAACTAACAATACACCACCTACAGCCAATTCACCTAGTGTCGTTGTAAATAATTCTGATGTGTGTAAGACGGCCGTAGCGGGTGCCGTGCAGACTCAAATTTTAGGTATTAGTAGCGGAATTACCGTCACTGATGAAAACTGTGAAAGAATAAAATTAGCAAGATCATTGTATGCTTCAGGTATGAAAGTGGCATCTGTGTCAATATTATGTCAAGACGAACGTGTCTGGGACAGCATGGCTATGGCAGGCACCCCGTGCCCATACATGGGTTCTATTGGTGCTGACGCTGAAACAGGTTGGAAAGAAAATATGGATATGATTCCAGAAGGCAGTATGGTTTATGCAAAATGGAATGATGAAATAAATAAAATAAAAGTAAAAGAAGGAGTCGAGAGCGATGGGTCAAAACTGGCAAAATTTATTATTGCTGCTATGGTTATGCACTCTGGCATCGTGGCCTTCTTCCCTTAGAGCTGAGTGTCCAGTAACTGCTACAGGAGTTTGTACACCTGGAGTAGAAGAAACAATAGTAATAACAGAAACAGAATCAATAGAATATGAAGCTGATGGTCATACTGTAACCACGACAACAACCACAGATACTACAACAGTTACAGTAACTAATGAAGACTCTGATAATATACTAGATAGCAGTAATGGTTATGTGCCTTCAAATAAAGATTCTAATATGAATACTGACTGGGGAGGGCAAGGGCCTGCAAATATGCCATCAGGCAATAATTGTTACGCACTAGGCTCAGACAAGTGTGCACAGATTACAGGGTCAGGCAATTCAACATCTGCCATGGGTGTACCAGGTATGGGAACGACCTTTGTTAACACAGTAGATATATCAGAGCTAGATATCGAAAATGGAGGTAGAACCAATTATTCTATTAAAGTTGATAAGAGAGACGCACAAGACCGTATTTACATGCACATTACAGGAAAAAATGGCAATACAAGTGTGTTTAGTGGCACAGACATATTATCAGAATCTGGTGTAACAAGTGGTTATCAAGAATATACAGGGGGTTTTGATTTTAGTGGTACAATTACAACACTTGTAATCGAAGTAGGTGGACGTGATATCAACCTTGCAATTGGACCGCTCTTTGATGATGTGACCATAAATGTATTATACAACGTAGTGTCTACAATAGTTACACAATCAATTACATCTGTTGAGATGTGGGTCGCTTATGGTGGTAGCACAGAGACTGAGGTTATAGATATTGTAGAGAACATCTTTGATCACAATGATATTGTTGTGCCTGACTCGCCAGGTGATGATATGTTTTTTGAACCAGAGTTCGATGAGCCAGACATGGAAGTATCTTACGAAACCGTAGAAATGGAAATGGAGATGCCTAGTTTTGAGATGGATTTTGAGATGGAGCTTCCAGAAATGGATATAGAAATGCCTGAAATGGAGGTTGCCGTTGTTGAAATCGAAATGGAAATGGAGATGGAATTAGAATTAGAAATGCCAGCACCAGAGCCCAAAATGACAGAAGAGATTGAAGTTGCACCAGAACCAGATACAATGGAGCCAGAGATTGAAAGTGAACCAGAAATGGAGGAACCAGTAAATGAGCCAGAACCAGAACCAAAAGCTGAACCCGAAGTTGAAGCTGAGCCAGAACCCGTGGATGAGTCTACTGAGGAAGATACTAACGAGCCTGAAGCTGATGCGGAAGAGGAGCCTGAGCCGAAAGAGAGCGTTTCAGAGGCTGAAGAGAATGAAGAGCAACCAGAAGATATGGAAGAAACAGAAGATAAGGGTGAAGCCGATAAGGAACCAGTAAAGAAACCTGAGTCTAAAAAAGAAAAAGCAGCGAAAAAAATTGTTAAGAAGATGGGTGATAAAGGTAGATATGATTCAACAAATCAGTTAAAAACTTTGATTGTGATGCAAGTATTAGGAGATACAAAAACCTTTTTTGACTCACAAAAACAACTAGAAGATAGATTAGATTTTTTTACAGATTATATGATACCAGATACTCAAATAGAAAATAACAATATAGCACAATGGTATCTATTTGGTGGTAGTGATGGTATGATGAATGACATGATAGAGTTACAATGGCAGAAGTAGAATTTGCGGGTTTGAAGTTCAAAGGCGGGAAGATCTTTGTTATCATCACAGCTTTAACCACATTAGGTGGTGGACTGTGGGGTGGTTTTGAATTTTATAAAGATTATCTAACGATGAAAGAACAAATACAAGAATATGTTGCACCTGATTTATCAGGCTTCGACAAGGAAATCGCACTTACAAAAGAAGAGATGGACAGCAAGACTGACCTAATACAAACCGAAGTAAATATGATCATGCAAGAAATGGAAATGATTATGTCTGAAATAAGATTAGTGTCAGATGTTGCAAACGAATTAAAGAATGATTTACGTCAAGATGTAAGACGTATTGAGAAAGTTGTTAATGATGTAGAGCAAATGGTTAAAGAAGATTCGAGAGAAACCAGCTCGGAGTTAAGAGATACCACGAAGGACATTCAGGAAGACATGCGATTATTAACGGATAAGTTGGAGCAAGCCATGACTGAACTAGAAGAAAAAATAGATAAAAGAATAAAACTCGCATTAGAAAATCCTTTATCACAGATGTAGCATGGCCAAAACACCCTCTAACGAATACTTTACACCAGTCAAAAAAAGAACTAGTATAGGGCGTTCTTCACGCAGTAGGCCAAAGAACAAAAACAAAAGACGACAGTTTGTCAAATATAGGGGGCAAGGATGACCAAGTTATGTCCAAGAGGTAAAGCAGCGGCAAAGCGTAAATTTAAGGTTTACCCTAGCGCATATGCAAATGCCTATGCCTCAAAAATATGTGCAGGTAAAATTAAAGATCCAAGTGGCACAAAAAGAAAAGATTTTAGAGGACCTAAACCAAAAGCAATGGGTGGTGAAATAATAGATTTCAATAAAATATCTCAAGATAGAAAAAGAGTTTCAAATTATAAACAAGGTGGCATCGCAAAAGGATGTGGTGCGGTTAGAAAAGATAGAAGAAAAAAAACTAAGAAGTCCTAATGGCCGAGAGTGGTTTAAAAAAATGGTTTAAACAGAACTGGGTTGACATAGGTTCTAAGAAAAAAGGTGGAGGCTTTAAGAAGTGTGGTCGTTCAAAACAAAAAGCGGACGCTAAAAGAAAATACCCTAAATGTGTACCAGCAGCAAAAGCTGCAAGAATGACTGAAAGTCAAAGACGATCTGCTGTATCTAGAAAAAGATCTAAAGCACAAGGTGTTGGTGGTAAACCAACTAACGTAAAAACATTTGCTAAAGCTGCAGGAGGTGGCATGGCTGTGAGAGGAATGAGATTTATTGGTGTTAGATGACCAAGAAAAAAGACCCTAAAATTGGCACGGGCAAAAAACCAAAAGGTAGTGGACGACGACTCTATACGGATGAAAATCCACGTGATACTGTGTCTATCAAGTTTGCTACTCCTGCTGACGCTAGGAGAACAGTGGCAAAAGTTAAAAGAGTTAACAAACCATATGCTAGAAAAATTCAAATTCTTACCGTTGGAGAACAAAGAGCCAAGGTGATGGGTAAATCAAAAGTGGTTAGTAT